TCAGTCCACGGTCACGGTCAGGGCGCCGGTCGCGAACTTGACCAGGTTGGTGGCGACGATGCTCTGCGACGCCGCCAGCGCGCCCGAGGCCAGCAGCTGACCACCCGACGCGGCCGAAAACAGGCCGAAGTGGGAGGCCGTTGCTGCGCCGGCCGCCTGACCGAAATCGACATCGGCGCTGTTGGCGATCGAGGTGTTGCCAGTGATGTTGCCGAAGGTGGCGGCGACGCGACCAGCGGCGCGAACCGTGGTCGTCACTTCGGCCCCGCCCGATCCGGCGTCGGTCGGATCGCCGTTGAACAAGCCGACATAGACGGCCGCCGGTGCGCTCGGCATCGTTGTGCCTTTGAGCCAGTTCAGGATTGCATTCTGGGTATAGGTGCTCAGTCCGCTCATGGCGGGTCTCCTTCAGGTGAGAGTGAGGACGATCACCGCAGCCCAGAAGGCGACGGGGAACAGGATGAGGGCGGTGACGCGCGAGGCGACGATCTGACGGCGGGTCACGATGTCCACGCGATCATCTCGGCGTCGCTAGGAACGCGACTGTCGTCGAACCATGGTTGGCGCTTCACGAAGCCCTCCAGCGCGCTAAGCGCACCGTTGGTGGCGAAGTCGTGTGTCGTGGCCGTCGTGTAGTTGCGAACGTTGGCCGTCCGATACAAAACGCCGTTCACCGCCAAGCGAAGCTCGGTCGGGGTGCGGAAATAGAAAATCTTGTTGAACTTCGTGAAGGTTCCGTCGTCTAGGATCGCTGGCGCGCTGACCTGCTCGTTTGCATCTTCACGATTGATGACCAGAACCGCAGGCGAGGGCGTCGTCTGCACGTCCACCGAAAGCCCCCCCAGCGTCGCCACGAGGGTCGCCGGGTTCATGTAGCAAAGCTCGACAAACAGGCCGTGCGTGTATCGCGAACGCACGATGTTGATGCCCTGCTCGCCCGATGGTCCGCCACCCGCCGAAGTGTCGGTGTGGTGGATGCGGTCGCGACCAACGCCCGTCGCGGAGGTCAAGCGAATGATGTCGGGAATGGTCGAGGCCAGACCTTCGCGCGGCTCCATCAGGTTGATGAAGTCCAGCACGAAGCTGTTGCTGTTCTTACCGCGTAGGATGATCGTCGGATCGGTTACGGTTTGCAGGGACGACTTGGCCCGGTTCCATCCTGTTCCGGTCGGCGTGATCGAATACCATGTCACCCCGTTGTCAAAGCTGAACTCCAGCGGATCAGTGCCAGACACCCGCTTCACGTCGAAGTATAGACGACGGAGGATTGAGGCGTTGGTGATGGCCTGCGTGACGGTGCCGTTATCCGCCGTGAAGGTCAGCAGCGAAGCGGCGTTAGCCGACCCCTCGCGGCCGATCTGGTTCAGGGTGGCGGTCGCGTTCGCCTTGACCCAGGCGGCGTTCGTCAGGTCACGAGGCGCAACAGCGCGGTTCCACTGCCCGTTGAACGACATCAGGCCCTTGCGCGACCGGCGCGGCCCCATGTTTCCGTCCCGCAGCAGCAGCGTGCCGTCGATGTCCTCGATGTAGTGAGACACCTGCGTCGTCATCTGCTTGTAGAGCAGAGGGTTGGTGTTGCTGCCGATCGGCTGCGAACCGGTGTTCGGCGCTATCGTTCGATACGGCGCAACCGGGTCGACAAGGAACGTCCAGTCGAAGTCGTAGGCAGCGCCCTGCGCGGGGAACGCCATTGCTGCTGGACCAGAGGCCGTCACTGATAGCGATCCCGCCACCACCGAAACGCCGGCCGCTGTGCCGGCCAGAGCGACTTGCCTCACGATGGTCATGGCGCCCGTCAACGTAGAGACCGAGACGGCCGAGCCGACAAGGGCGATGCTGCTTGCCGCGCCGACGGTCAGCGACCCAGTCGCCGACGACACGCTGCTGATCGCGCCGGACAGAAGCACCTGGCCAGCGGCCGCCACTGACAGCGCGCCGGTCGCCACGCTGCTGATGACGACGCCGCCGATCAGGTCGCGGAGGATGGGCGAGGGCGTGCCGCCGTTCTGCGCCAGCCAGAGTAGGGCGTCCGCCAGCGTTTCCGCGCCGCCAAGGGCAGCTGAGAGGTCTTGGGGCAGGATGATGCCAGAAGGGTCCGTCGCGGCGCTGGGAGCCACGCTGACGACCTGAACGACGCCTGATCCCGCGATAACGACGCCGGGGGCGGTTGGAGGCTGAGCCGCGCCGACCATGTCCGAGCCGCTCGCGCCCGCGCCCTTGGCCACCACGATCCGGCCGACCACGACCGACACGCCATCAAGACGGACCTCCAGCGAGTAGTCGCCCTTGATCCATGACGAGGTGTCCGCGACCGAGAACAGCACACGGCCATCTGTCTGGATCACGCCGGTGATCTCATGATGGGCGTCGGGCAGGCCCTGCCGGTCGAGGAACAGCACCACGGTGCGGCCCGTCAGGTCCATGGGCGTGGACGCGTCGCCATCGAAAAACTGGAAGGGTTGGGCGAACGGCGACCCGATGTAGGCGGGATCGAGGGCGCGCTTCAGGGCGGCGGGCGACATGGCGTCTCCGTTGGGCAGGTCAGATTGTGGGATGGAGACGAACCGGGTTCGTCAGTCGCCGGGCGGCGGGGCAGACGGGACCGGCTCGATGCGGATCAGCCGATCGTAATCGGGCGCAGGTTCGGCGAAACTCGTGACCACCTTCTCCAGAGAGCGCTCCACGGCCGGCGGGATCGTCTCCGCCACCGCTTCCTTCATGTCCTGAACGTCGGCGGCCCGCGTCTCCGCCCGGCGGACCTCCAGCACCTCGCGCCCATCGTGGACGAACATGCTGACCAGCATGGCGGTCGAGGTCAGGGCGGCGATGACGAAGAACCAGGCGACGGCGTCGGGCACATGCGCGCCGCCAACGACCTCGAAGATGACGAACACCGTCACCAAGGCGACGGCGTCCATGCCGAACCGCACGAACCCGTTGCTGGCGTAGGAACTGCGAACGCGCGGCGAAACCAACTCCGCTCGGGCGAGAACGGTCAGTCCGACCAGCCCGGCGGCAATGACGGCTACGATATCGACAGGGGTCATGGGTTGGCCCTCGTGCCGCCCAGCCAGCGAAGGGCCAGATCGCGAAGCGTGGCGGGGTTGGACAGCAGTTTGACGGCCCCAAACAGACCAGGTGCGAAGCGCCACGCCCCCATGCCGATCCCGAAGCCGATGGCTCTCAGGTCGGACGGGTTGATGTCAGGCGCCAGTCGCAGAGCGATGGGCGCGGCCCAGAACCGGGCGACCAGCGCGCCGACGACGACGGCGAACACCCCCTCGATCACGGCCCGAACGATCTCGCGCGAGGTCGCAGGTTCGGAACCCAGCGACACCACGCCGACGTGAACCATGGCGGACACGATCCCCCCGGCCGCTCCCGCCAGGAATATCCAGTCGGGGTCGATCCGGTCCGCGCCGATGACGCCGGCATAGGCCGCCGCGCTCAGGATCAGGTTCATCGTCGCGCCGATCCCGAACACGGTGAAGGGTTCCGCCACCCAGCGGATGAAACGAGCCATGAAGGTCTCCGAATGTCAGGCCGTGGTGGAACAGCCGTTGGGCGGCATGTCGGGTGTCAGCTGATGAGGCCGTGGGCCTGAAGCCGTTGGATCAAGTCGTTGATCGCGGTACGCGCTTGAGCATCGACCGTAGAGCCGCCGGTCGGAGCGGTGACGGCGGCTTGGCGAGAGTTCAGGACGAAGTTGGCGCCGATCTGATACCGACCGTTGCTGGCGATGCCGAACTTCAGGCCGCTCGTGTCGTAACCGGAGTAAAAGTAGTTTTCGCTGCTGGACGGAGCGGAGCCCGTATATCGGACCCGGACGCCGGACGGACTGGAGCTATGATCATTCTGGATGTCCGCCGTCCAGTTGTTGTCGGACCCTTTAACGGTCAGCTGCCAGAGCGGCGGGATCGTCTGACCGATCCCCACCTTGCCGCCAAATGCGCTCGGCGCGGTGCCTGCGCCAAAGAACGCATATTTGTTGTCGCCGGCCATGAAGGTCGACCGGAAGCCGATAGCGTAACTGACAGCCGACGTGTCTTCAGCGTCAAACGCAATGACGCTGTCTACCTTGGTCGGATCGCCGAGCTGGCCTGAACTGAAGCCTTTGATCTGTCCGACACTGGCGTCCGCACCTAGGGTCGTGGAGACCGCGCGGAACAGGATCGCCTCTCCGACGTCGCCGGGACCGTCCGCCCGAAGATGCGCGGCGATGACCTTGGAATAGGCGACGTTCCCGGCGCCGCCCAGCCAGACGTATTGGTGGAGGCCATCGGCGTTGGTCGTCGTCCCAGCCGTCGTATCGATATGCGTCCCGCTGTAATGAGCGCGCACGCTGTCATAGTTGACCGCCCCTCGGGCATAGACCCGATTGACCAGCTGATAGACCTGAGAGGTGCCGTCGTTGGCCCCGTTGGTCACGATCCGGTCCATACGAATGAGGTTGCTCGATCCCGATTGGACCGTCCCAACGTCGAGGTTCGGCGGGATGATCGACTCTTGGATTAAGTCGCTGATTGCGACGATCTCATCCTTGGCCTCGACTGCCCGTCCGGCGTCTTCGGCCGCCGATTGGGCCGCCGCGCTTGCCTGGGTCAGCAACGAGGAAATGACCTCGGGGCCAGAGAAACTGATGGTGGCGCGGCCTTCAAAGACCTGAACAATTGCATCAGCCATTTTGCGTCGCTCCGGCTCTGATGATGAGGACGCCCTCGATCCAGCGGGTTTTGGGGAAACCCCCGCCCGTGATGTGGAGGTCGTAAACAAGGGTGATGTCGTCGCCAGGCTTGCCGGCATTCAGCAGCAGACCTTCTGCGGTCGTCTCATTAATGCGGATCTGAACCGTGGAAGTCGTCACGCCGTCAGCGGTCGCAACGGAGACCGAAAGCCCCTCGGCATTTGCCGCGGCGTTGGCGAGGCTGATCAGCGCGGCGCTCGGCGCATCACGGTAGAGGCGAACCTGCATGGCCATCGTGGCGCCGGTGAAATCCAGGCCCTTGAAGTCGATCTGATAGACGAACGGCGTCCATCGCTGAACCGTGAGGTCCAGGCGTCCTGGTGTGATCATTTCAGGGTGTCCCTAAATGTCGTTCTGTGATGCAGGCGTATTGCCTGCGCCGCCCCATCCCGGTGGAGGCGGGGGAGTGATCGGATAGCCACCAGCGCCATCTGACGTGGCCTGCCAGCCGACGAAGACCCACGATCCGGTAGTCATGCGCGTGGTTGCTGGATAGGCCTCGGCTTCGTAGCCAACGCCAGCCTTCCAAAAGACGCCGTATTGCGTGGAGTTGGCCAGGCCGGTGACCAGTCCTGTCGGGAAGGAGACGGTCTCACCCGAACCTTCGACTACGCCAGTAAAAGCGCTGGCGATGGTGATAGAGGCGCCGTCGCTTGTGAACGGATAGTCGATGCTTTGGCTGACCAACCGCCGCGCTGCCGGTCCTGGCGACACGGCATATGAGCCAACCGTAACTGGGCCCAGCACTAGACGGTCGGAGACGTTGTTGCCGCGCCGATAGCTGACCGCACCTTCGTAAGCGGTGCCTTGGGTGATAGGGCCGCCCACCTCCTTACGCTCGACGGCTGGCCCCTCAACCCCGGCGCCCGCCCATAGGCGAGGCGGGTCATCAACCGGGCGAAACTCGAAGATGACGCTTTCCGCTGTGGCGTTCTCGCACGCGCCAGTGAATGCGATGATCGGGATCGAGCTGCCGTTCTCAACAAGGGTTTCGGCGGCGAGCGTCCAATCGCCGATAGCCGGAGGCGAGACGTAGCGGGGGTCAACCGGGGTCAGCACCTGTGGCGTCGGCGGCGTCGGGTTCTGGCCCAGGGCGAAAGGATATTTGGCGTCGGTCTCACTGACGAACGACACCCGCACCACGCCCGTCGCCGGGTCGTAGTCGGTGTTCAGGCACAGGCATTTCAGCCCGTTCAGGACAAATCCCGCCTCGGTGATCGTGAAGGCGTCGCCCGGCCGGATGCGTTGCAGGTGCGGCTTCAGCGGGATCACACCCGCGATGCCCTCGCGCGTGTTGGCGATTTGGAGAGCGGCGAGCTGGCCCGCTTGGCGGGCATTGGTGACATAGGGATAGTCGATGCCGGACGGGCGAATCCCGCCGTCCTCGTCGCGATAGGCCTGGGCGGTCACCTCTTGGTCGAGGGCCGTCATCTGCCAGCGGTGTGGCTCGCTCCAGAAGCGGGGACGCAGGGTATTGATCCGGTCGATGCGGCTGGCAGCCGTGTCGATCTCCAACGGACCTGCCGTGTCATAGGCCGAGATGGTGACGATGCTGGTGCGGGGGGCGGCCCGCTGAATGCAGCTGATCTTGCCGGCGCGCTGGGCGTAGATGGCCCCGCCCGCTTGCAAGAACCCGGTCAGCACCTGGTGCTTGTCGTCGTCAGTGGTCGGATAAGCGGCGCAGGTCCAGCCGTTGGCGTCCGCGACATTGGCGGCGGCGACGAAGGCCGGGATATCGATGCCGGAGAGCTTCGCCCCGATGCCGCCGACCTGATAATCGACCTGTGGCGCGCCCTTGCCGTTGGGGCCTGCCCAGAGCCCCAGCGTCCATTTCAGCGCCCATAAGATCGGATTGGCGGAATAAGTCCACGTCGCAGGGTCGGCCAGCCGGTGCGCGCCTGACCCGCCAGGGTAGGTGCTGTCCTTTCGCGGGTCATAAACCTTCAGCCCGCGGAAGGTGATGATCGGCTTGATCTCACCCGTCGGGAAGGCGGTTCCCTTCGAGTTCTCGCCCATGACGATCATGTACGAGGCCAGTCCCGACAGGCGGTGAGCTGAGGTCCAGCCAGGAAGGGTCGCCCCGTTCTTCAGCCCTGTGGGCGAGGTGATGGCGGTGTCGGGCTGCGTGCCGAGCTTGGTCTTGTACCAAAGCTCGCCTGCGTACTGGCTGCTTACGGCCTTGCCGGACCCGTCGAAGGTCACGGTCTCGTCGTCGGCCATGAAGCCTTCGAAGCCGTCGATCGGCCCAGCGCCCGAGAGCACCGACGGGATGCCGTAATACATCAGGTCGGGACCGAAGGTCTTCCGATAGACGGCCGAGCCGGGAACGCCGATGCGCCCGGCGGCGAAGGGAATAGGGCCGTCGGGGTCCAGCGTCCATTCAAACGTCCGACCCGCCACCCCGACCTGGGGCTGGAAGATCGACATCGCCGCCGAGATGGCGACATTCATCAGGACATTGCCGGCGATGCTGGTCAGTGTCGCGCCGATCCCGGCCGAGGCGGCAGCGCTGGCGCCTGCGGCAGCAGCGGCCGGCGCAGCGGCGGAGACGGCAGACGCAGCAGCAGGCAGGAGGAACGGCATTCAGACCCTCCAGGCGCAGATGAACAGGTGAGGGATCATCGGTTCAATCAGGCCCGAGGCGGGGTTCAGGCCCAGCACCCGGCCGTTATCCAGCGCCACGGCGAGCGAGCAGCCGAAGCCGTCGCCGTCTTCCGAGGGCATGGCGATGATGTCGCCGGGCAGGGCGGCGGCCGGCGGCAAGCGCTCAAGGCCGGTCGCATCCATCAGGGCGATCAGATCCTTGAAGCCAAGGCGGCGGATGTATTTCAGGGCGCCGGCGAAGGTCTTGTGGCGCGTCCCGTTCAGCAGCTTCGCCGACCGGCCCATCTTGCCCATGGCGTGGGCTGCCAGCTTGCCGCAGTCGCGCTTGCCCGGCTCGACGGCCTTGAAGGCAAAGCGGTCCATGCAGGCCTGCGTCGCAGCCTGGCGCTTCATCATGGGGTGCATGGATCGCCCTACTTGGAGAAAGGCACGAAGGTGTTGAGCAGGCGCTTGAACAGGCCGGGGTTCTCCGGCCGACTGCGCCACTCGTTCTTGCGGGCGACACCGTCGACGTAGGCCAAGCCCATTTCGCCGGGCCAGATCCGCTGATGCGTCGCGTGGTTCAGGCGCCAGTCCGAGTTCGGTTCCAGCTGGCGTTCGGCCTGGGTGCCGCACTCCAGCGTCAGCAGCCAGCTATCGCCGACCTGAAACCGGGGCTTGTCGATCTCGCCGTCGAACTTCAGCTCGGGCGCGCCGATGAGGAGTCCGGAGGCCTGATCGACAGCGCCCTCCCACCATTGGACCCGCGTGCCCTGCGTTGACGGGGCGGCGAGGGCGGCGGCCGCGACGTCCGAGACCGGCAGAATGCCCAGGTCGATCCGGGTCGTCTGAGCTTCGGAACCGTCCTTGATCGATCCCACGGTGTCGAGCGAGCCATAGACCGGGTGATGGCCGACATAGGCCTCGGGGCCATTCCCTTCGCCGGCGTCGAAGACGACGAACCCGCCGTCGGTCAAGCAAATGGCCCCGCCAGCCATATCGAAGCGAACGAGCGTCGCCTTGACGAAGGCGGGCTGCTGATAGGCGGCGATCAGGTTCGCGTCCATCAGCGCTCCCTCACCGTGAACTTAAGGACGACCAGGCGGTCGACGCCGACTTCCCAGCTATCCATGTCACGGACGAAGCCCTCGATCATGGGCTGGGCGATCTCAACCACGTCGTTATCCGCCGGGGGGAAGCGCAGCATCGTGCGGAGCGGAACGGTCGCTGTCCCGCTTGAGACCGTCACATTGGCCTTGGCGCGATAGAGGAAGCGGCGGCCTTGGGTGATGACCGACAGGAACTGACCCTTGCGGATGACATAGCCGCTCGTCAGGCCGTCGATCACCAGAGCGGATCCGGACTGACCGGCGCCGTTCACGCGCGGCGTGCCAGGCGCGCCAGTGTCGAAGCCGGGCTGATGCACCTTCATGACGACCGTATCGCCCTCGGCCATCAGGTCGTCCCAGTCCATCGACGTAACGTAGCGCATCGGCGGCATCTGGAAGGTGAGGGCGTAGCGGCTGCCCTTGCGCAGAAGCTCCTGCTCACCGTCACCGAAGGCCGGGGCCAAGACGTTCTTCGCCGTGATCATGGCGATGCCCATGTTGGCGGGGGCCGGATCGGTCGGCAGGACCAGAACAGACATCAGCGACGACGCCCCAGCGTGTAGCGGTCAGTCCGGGCCATGTCGGCCGGCACTGCTTTCCGAGCGGTGCTGAAGGCAGCAGCGGCCGGCCGAGCGGCGCGGTCATCAACGTAGGCGTTGAACCGGTCGTCATTCGTGGTCACCACGACGCGCGAAACGCTGGCCTTGCTTCCCATGGCCTGGACGGCATGCGCAGGGATCACGTCGGTGCCCTGAGGCAGATTGGCCAGGATTTCGCCGGCATGTACATAGGCGAGCCCCCCGCCGAAGTTGGAGACGCCGCTGGAGAAGCCGGGGATCTTCAGCGCCGACTTGATGGCTGAGAAGATCGACGAGCCGATGCCGCCGCCTGATCCAGAGCCCGAACCTCCGAACAGCATGTCCGCCAGAGGCTCGGTGATCCCGCGCCGCACCGAGATCGACAGCAGGTCTGCCAGGATTTGCTTAGCCACTGAAGAGAAGGTCTCGCCCAGGCTCTTGGTGTTCATGATGGCATCGACGATGCCGCTGTTGAGCGCATCGAGGCCGCGGGCGCCGACGTTCTCATAGGCCTCGCGGATTTCGTCGGCAGTCTTCAGACTCTCGTCACGCCAAGCCTGGAGAGGCGACAGGTTGTTGCGGATGACGGCGTCGCGTTCGCCGCGCTCGATCCGGCCGTTGGTGGCCATCGCGCCGTCGCGCTGGGCTTGGGTCAGAGACGGGTTGCGGTCCAGCTCCAAACGTAGGGCTTCGCGACGCTGGCGCTGGGTGATCTCCAGCAGGTCCAGTTCAATCCGCTGGCGCTCCTTGGCGGTGCGGGCGGCGCCGGACTGAAGCGACAGCAGGTCGGCGGTCAGTCCTGAGAGCAGCTTCTCCGTCGCCAGGCGCTCGTCTTGGATTTCGCGGAAGGCGTTGTCGGTCAGCAGCCGGTCTTCAAGGGCGTCGGCCGAGGCGTTGGCGGCGTCCAGTTGGCGGCGCTCAGCGGCCTTGATCTCGCCCCGGTCGGACTTGCTCTGGATTTCCGCGTCGCGCGCCTCGCGATCCATCTTCAGCTGCTCGCGCGCCAAGTCATAGCGCTGCTGGGCGGTCAGGATGTCGTCTTCGGCGACTTGGAGCAGGCGTTGGCGGGCACGGAAGATTTCCTGCTCGACCCTTTCGGCCCGGCGGGCTTCGCGCTCGGCGGCGCGCTGAGCGCTATTGTCGGTGCGGGTGCGGCCGGCTGGAACGGAAAGCGTGCCGGCGAAGTCATTGCGAGGTGTGCGGGGCGACGGCGGCGACACACCGAAGGCAGCTACCGCGTTGGCGTCGATCGGATTGGCGTAATCCGGGAGGCTGTTGCCGGCGCGAATGTCAGCGGCGGCTCGGAACGTCCTTCCAGAGACGACAGACCCGACCGTGCTCCCGATGGCGCGGAGGGGGCCCATGATGCCGCCTTCCTTGATGCCTGTGGTGACGCCGTCGCCGTACATGGCGTCGACACGCGTCTTCCAGGTTTGAGCGCGCTCGATGAAAGCGTTCAGGCCCCGCAGCGCGTCGGCGATATAGCTGGTGAAGGTCAGCACCTCGTCTGACAGCTCGATGAAAGCCCCGGCGAGTTGGATGCCGATCACTTGCGCCAGGTCTTCCATCTGGCCCTGAGCTTCCGACCCTTTCCGGATCAGATCTTCGTCCATCACGAAGCCGAGGGCTTGCGCCTCGTCCCTCAGCCGAGCGACTTCAGCCGAACCGTCGCGAAGTGCCGAAGCGAGCGGACCTAGGCCCAGCCGTTCAGCAATCGCGGCGCGGTCGCTTTCGCTCTTCAGTGAACCGATACGGTCCACGACCTCATCAAGAGCCGCCTCGACGTCCTTGAAGCCGCGGAGGTCTTCCGGATCTAGGCGTAGGGCTGCGAAGGCCTTCACGTCCGCCTTCGATAGCTCGGCGGCGGCAGAAGCGAACTTGTTGGAGAAGGTCTCTAGCGAGCCGCTGACTGCTGAGGCGTCCTCGCCGGTCTTGCGCGCGACGTACTGCCATTCCTGAAGTGCGGCCGTGCCGATCCCAATGCGCTGGGCCGAGTTGGCCAAGTCGTCGGCCATCTTGAGGCTGGCCTGGCCGAACTGCACCGCAATGGCGAGGCCAGCGGCAGCTACGGCGGCGACGGCAGCAATGCCGACCCCGATAGCCTTGCCCATTTTCCCGAAGGACGCGCCAACCCGGTCTGCACCGGCGCTGGCATCTCTCTCCATGGCGCCGACGGCCTGTTTTACGTCGGTCTCGGAGTCGCGCAGATCCTGCTTCAGCTTGTCGCGTGTGGCGCGCAGCTCCCAAGAGGCGCTGCCGACTACAGGGCTGTCGGTCATGCCGCCTCCAAAGAAAAAGGCCCGCCGAAGCGAGCCCTGGTAGGATCAATGTCGAGAGCGCTAGTCGCGCCGTCTGGTTGTCAGGAGGATTGTCCCGACGATGAGAGAGGTCGACCCTAAGACCAGCATCTGTGTCTGCAAGGCCAGAAGCTGCGCGGCGCTGCCAAGGCCCAACGTTTGGGGCGGGCCAGAAAGGGCCAGAAGCCCGAAGCCACCGAGAGCGAGGCCCAGCAGCACGAGTATCCAACCGGCGATCAGCTTCAGCATTCGTCACTCCCGAAAGAGCGACAGGCTAGGGCGCCGCACCCTCATCCGACAAGTCCACGATCTCGACGCCATAGACGCGGGCGATCCGGTTGAACTCTGCGTCGGCCATCGCCTCGGCATCGGAGGCTTTCCCGGACGGGTCGAAGAACTCGCGGAAATAGTGCTGCGGCCCTGACAGCGTCGGCTCCCGCTCAACAGCGAGACGGGCGACCATCCATCCGGTCCAGAGCGCCGAGGCTGCTTCACCGCGCCCGCGCTCGGTCAGGATCATGCCCAGGCGATAGGGCGTCAGCTTCCAGAACTCGGCTTCGGACAGCCCGCCTTTCAGCGCCGCCCGAAGAGCCGCCTCCACAGCGTCGGCCGTCGCGTCTGAGGGTTTGCGGGGCCAGCTTCGGCGGACCTCCCGGCCGGGCCATATTGGGCAAGCTCCCAGGCATCCCAGCAGGCTTTCATGCAAGGCGACAGGGGAAACGCGGCGACAGGCGCGCCGATGACGTCGGCCTTGGTGATGGCGCCGGCGGTCAGAACCTCCAAGAGATCACCGAGAGCAGACGACGCCCCGGCACGACCCTTCTGGAGCACCTTGAAGCGATCCAGCAGCCAGTCGTGGCCTTTGGCGTCCAAGGCGGCGAAGGTCAGTTGCAGGGCGACCTGTCGCTCGTCTGGGAGCGACAGGCGCACTATGCCGAGGCGGGCGTCGTTCATGTTACGGCGTGACCGTGGTGCGGGTCGGCTTAGCGTCGGGGGTCGCCGAGACGCTGTAGGTCACCACGCCGTTGACGGGGGCGGTCAGCGACACGGTCGGGACGCTCTTGAACTCCTGGGCCTTGGCGCCGCGCAGCAGGCGGAAGCCAATCGGCTCGTTGTCGTCGCAGGCCTCATGGATGGCGATCTGGGCTTCATCCGTGGGCTCATCATGCATGGTGAAGGTCAGGGGCACGTTCGGCCGGGCGCCCGAGATGCTTTCCTGCGTGCCAGGCGCGGTGTCGAAGTCGGTGACGTCGATGCGGTTTTCGGAGAAGCCGAGGCCATTGGCCACGGTGACGCCGGGAACGTTCGTCCAGTCGGGCGAGCCGTCGGTGCCGAGGTTGACCTCGACCTTGATCGCCCCTTGAGCCAGATAGGCCATAGGTCAGTCCTTTTTCAGTTGGAGCCGGAGCTGAACCCGCCGACCGACCAGCGAGGGGTCAGTGGTCGGCGCTGCAACCGGCCCGGTAGCGGTCGCGAGAGAGCAGGTTCCGTCCTCGACCTCGATCTGTGAGGCCTGGAGGTGGAAGAGGTCGCGGATGTCGCGGCCCAGCGCGTCGATGGCGGCTGTCGAGCCGGTGTCGCGAGCGTAGAGGCGGACGTCCTGGGTGATGTCGCGGATGGTCTCGGAGAAGGTGCTGGCGTCGATGTCGCCCGATGGCGCGGCGATCACCAAGGCGGCCTTACCCGTGAACTGGAAGTCGTCAGGGGCGCGGTCGTTGAAGATGGCGGCGCGGTCTTCGAAGACGTCGAGGCGGTCGATGATCGACAGCGATCCGTTCAGGCGGGCGAAGATGGCGGCGGTGCTGTTCATTCTCTCGCCCCCCTGACAAACGCCTCGGTCAGCTCGCGCTGGTTTTCTTTCGCCGGCACATCCATGAAGGGGCGCGCCGCGATGCGCTCGGTGCCGTTGTGAAGGGGCAGGGCGTAGTTGGCGTTGGCGGTGACCGTACCAACCTTGTCGTCACCGTCGTCGCGGATGGTCGGGTCTGCGTTCGTGTTGGCGACCAGATTGCCGAGGTCGCGGGCAGGGGGTTCGCCGGGTGCGGATGCCTGATGCTTGCCGTACTGCTTCCCCGACCCGGCGCGGTTCAGGACGTCGGTCTTTAGGATGCGCTCGTATTCCCCAAGCGCTTGTCGAAGGCCGGCCTCAGCCGCGCGATCCGAAACCGCATCGATGGCGCCGAGGTCGAGCGTGACTTTCGCCATGGCGGCCTCCTATGAAGGCCGATGACCCAGCCATCGAAACTGATCGTCGTGACCACGACGGAGCCGCGCCAATATTTGACCGAGGCGAGAGCCTGGTCGCCGAATGCCGCTGATGCTGAGCAGTTCGACTGGCCCGATGTTGCGGCGGTGATCGGCGCGCTGCCGAAGGGCACGCCCGCCGCGCCCGTGAGAGCCGAGGACGCCTAGCGCGCCTGGAGCTTGTAGAGGGCCGCCGCCGGGTCGCCAGTCTTGGCGATCACGTCGAAGGTGGTCGGCAACAGGCCCTTGCCGGGGTCTGGGGCCGTGATCTTGTGCCCGGCGGCTGGGATGATGCCCGAGGGCAGAGACGCGCCCAGGACAAGCACCTGGCGGTCAGTTGCAGGGATGCCGAGGGTTTGCCGGCGAAAGTCGCTGTAGTCGGTCAGAAGGACGCGGCAGGAATAGACCGTCGCCGGGCCGTTGATGAAGCCGCCTTGACCATCGGGGGTGCGGGTGCCGGGAACGGTCAGCGAGCCGCTTTCGAAGTCCTCGCCGAAGTCTGCCAAAGCCTCCGCCGCGAGGCCGTCGATGATGCTCATAGGGGCCACTTCCTCACGGCAATGAACTCGTCGCAGCGGCAGGCCACGATCTCGGACGCCGGCGCGCCGCGTGAGGTGTCGCCGGGGAACATCATCTGGGCGCCGCTCGGGCTGGTGAACGGCATGTCTAAGCCGCGCACCTCTTGCCCGTTCATGGCGTCGTGGGTGTCGCGTTGGCGTCCGTCTTCTGTGGTGCTCCAACCGCGCACGATGTCCATGACCTCGACCCGGCCATCATCAACGAGCTGCTGAAACGCCTCATGCTTGGCGGCGCGGATGGCGGGCAGGCCTTCGGTGCGGGCGATGACTTCGCCGCGGAGACGGACCAGGCGGGCGGAATAGCGGGTGACGGCCGTGCGGGCGGTCTCGGGCGGGACAGGTTTGCCGGCCTCGATGGCGCGGGCCACGGCGCGGTCATAACGGCGGTCGCGCTGGTTTCGGGTCAGATAGTTGCGGAGCAGGGCAGGGTCCGTCGACGCCAGTTCGGCGCGGGCGGTGGCGACGTAGTCACGCTGAGGCCCGCTAAGCCCCAGGATGCCGCCAGTTCTTTCGCCGGTGGCTCGGCTGATCCTTCCGACCAGATCCAGCGCCACAGAGCGAGGACCGGCGCCGCGCGCCATGCCGTCGGCAAGGAAGGCGCGGGCCTGATCGATTTCCCCCTGCGTCAGGCGGGTGATTAGCGTGGCGGCCGTCTCGCGGATGATCGCGGCGGCGCGCTGGTTGCCGGGGTCGAAGCGGAAGCCAATGGACACGGCGGCCGGCATGGTGGCGACAGCGCCTTGGCCCCCGGCGGTGAAGGCTTCGACCAGCGCGGCTTCCAGAGGTTGGAAAGCGGCCCGATCAATGTGCAGGGCCTGCATGGCGGCGTCTAGATCGCGGCGTTCCAGGGCCAGCAGAAGCTTCTGGATCTCAACCTGCCGGGTCAGGTCGCGGATGGCAGTCATGAAGGCCTGGGCGACCTCCTGGCCATACTTCGCCGCCAGCTCCCGGAAGAGCCGTTTCTGAGACGGGCGTCTGGCCATGGGGTTTAGGGCTTCAGCGCCCTGGCGTGGCGCGCCGCTTCCATCATCAGGTCGAGATAGGCCTCGAACTGAGCGCGGGCGACTTCGATGATCTTCTGCTGCTGCTCGATCGGGTTGTCGTGAATGATCGACTTCTGGAGCAGATCGGCCGAGCCGACGATGTCCATCAGAGTCTCAGTCGCCATCCGCGCAGCCATGTCGGGCGCGGTCAGGCTGGGGTCATCGTTGTCGATGCGGCGGGTCACGGCCGGGACAGTCGCACAGGTCAGCATGTCAGCCAACCGCCCATAGGCCGAGTGTCGCCGGAGCGTCTTCTGGAATGAGGAAGGGGGCGAGCAGGCCTTCGACGGCGCTCAGCCGCAGCGTGTTGTCGGTGACGGCGTTGCCGCTGCCCTCGAAGTATTCTTTCTCGATCACGTCCACCTTCTTGCGCTTCAGGGCACCTGAGTTGGCAGCGGAAATCGAGAGCGAGCCGGGCTTCAGCGCTTCCTGGATGGCCGCATGATAGCTGGCGATGATGACGTTGCGCGGGATCACGTCGGTGGCGACCGGCGTCTTCCACGCCGTCGCGTTGATCCGGGGCCAGGCGCGCTCTTGGTCGATGCCTCCGGCCGGCTCGCCCCGGAACCGGGCGCCATAGAGGCCGTCGAGGTAGTCGCTGGCCCGCTGGCGTAGCTGGGCTACGGTCAGGTCACCGGTCGAGGTGGAATAGCCGTTCTCGGCCGCCCACTCGTTGAACCCTTGGTCTGAACCATAACCGCTCATTCCAGCCATCCCCAAGTTCTGCCGGTCCAGATGTCGCAGACGACGCCGCGCGTGTAGCCCAAGGCTTTCGCTGCCGCTCGTTGGCTCAGCTTTCCCTTAAGAGCGCGAACCGCTCTGACTTCATCTTCGGTCAGTTTGACCATGCCGTGCCGCTCGCCCCGGTTAGATGTGCCGTGGAGCAGCTTGTCAGCTTCGTTCTCTGTGGCTGTAGCCCAGCGCAGGTGGTTCGGGTTCAGGCAGCCATCGTCACCGCGACCGCAGGAGTGAGCAGCCTGATAATCGGGCGCTGGCGGTTCGCCGTGAGCGAGGCGACACATTTCGCGATGAGCGATCCGCGTCTTGCCGCTGATGTTGATCGAGGGCCGTCCGCCTGCGGAGCGAGCAAAGGGCCAGAAAAGACAGGCTTCGTCGCCTTGGTGATGAGCGTGCTCAACCAGCCAGTTGTAAGGTTGGCTTTTCCGAGGCGGAGCATCCTTTAGCGGATCTCCGTGGGTCCGCAGATGATAGTAGTGGTTTGAACAAAGGCCGCGCGATTTCGCCGTGGAAGTGCAGTTTTCGACGCTGCATGAGCCGCTGTTATCCATCAGCTGCGGGCCGCCAGTTGGATCGCCGTATCGTTGCCAGCGGTGATAGTGCCCGCTGCACCAGCCTCTCGTTACGGGGGCCTTGTCGCACGTCTCTACCGCGCATATGCGTCGGTCAGCCATCGGAACCTCCTAACAGGTGATGGTGGTTAGAGCCCGCCCTGGTGCGTCAACACCGGGCGGGCTCGTCTTCTTACCACGACCAGTCAGAAGTGTCCGTAGCCCGCCACGTCTTAGGCCTTGGCCTGCGAGGCGACGAACGCCTGCTTGTCCTCGTCGGACAGGGCATTGAACGCATCGGCGTCGGCCTTCGAGATGCCTTCCAGCAGCACCTGTTCGCCTTGGGTGATGTTGAACTTGCCGCCGCCGTGATGCTCGGCCTTCAGCGCGCCATCGTTGTTGACGCCCTTCTTGCCCTTCTTGCCGCCGCCGATGGCGACGAACCGGCCGCCCCAGGGGTGGGGCTCGACCGGTTGGCCCTCGTCGTTGACGTCGAAGTCGGCGACATCGAGTTCGGTGCCGACCGGGATTTCCTTGCCTTCGCCATCGTAGATGCCGGCGTCAGTAATACGGATACGCATTGCAGTTCCTTTCTGGTGCCGCCGGTCGTTATGACCTATTTTCAGGGCACCGCTTGCGGTAGGCTAGCGACATCCACCAGCCCGGGGTTTGAGATGACCGACACCGACACATGCTCGATCGCTGAGTGCGCGAGACCAGTGAAGTTTCGGGGTCTTTGCCGACCTCATTACCGGCGCTGGAAAGCGCACGGCGATGCGACGGCTGGGGGTGCTTCGCCGGCTATGCGTCTCGCCTTTGTTGATCGGGCTGTAGCCCACGCCGGGCCTGAGTGCCTGATCTGGCCATATGGGCGGAACGGGCGCGGCTATGCCGAGATTAAGAGCAAGGGGCGGTCTACAGGCGTCCACCGCATTGTCTGTAATCGGGTCCATGGCGACTCTGGCCCCGGGATGGAAGCTGCTCACTCCTGCGGGCGAGGCCATGAGGGATGTGTCAGCGGCGCTCACCTGTCTTGGAAGAGCCGAGTGGAAAACCAACTCGATCGCATCGACCACGGCACATGGCCGGTTGGGGAACAGTCGCCGAGAGCGAAGGTCAACGAAGATGATGTCCGGGCGATACGATCTGCTGCCTCGACGGCGACGCAGGGCGAACTTGCCCAGGTCTATGGCGTCTCACGGCAGCAGATCGGAAACATCCAGTCGGGGAAGTCTTGGGGTCACGTCCGGTAGAAAGAGGGAAGGGCCCGGCCGGAGCCAGGCCCCGCCGGGTTAGACTGTGGTCGAGGCGAAGACGCCCGACTTGCCGTTGTAGTCGCCGCGGATCTCCAGCCCCATCGCGCCCATGTTCAGGAACTGGTAGTTGTCCGTCGGGTTCAGGCGCGTCATCGCCGTGGTGTTCACGGCCATGCCGACGATCGGGCGGATGTAACGAGCGTTCGGCACGAAGCCGAAGAACTGGTTACCCGTCAGGCGCCACGTCACCTCGATCTTGTTGATGCGACGGTTGCGAGCGACGAACTCGCGGATGGTGCCTTGCTTGAAGCCCTGGGCGTTCGAATAGGAACGGTCCCAGGCACGGGCGATGTCGGGGCTGATGTAGAGGTTGACGGCCTCGGTGATCAGGTTGGCGTCTAGCATAGCGCCGAAGGGCCCGACGAAGAACGCTTCCAGTTGATCCGGGGTCGCCGTGGTCAGGTCGATGTTCGCCCCGCCCGCGCCGATGTTGATCAGCTTGGTCAGCGGCGACGTGCGGATGCCGTAGCCGGTGTAGCCCTGGAACTTGATGGTGGTATCGCCGTCGAGGGCATAGCTGGCCATGTCGCGGTTCAGCTTGTCGATCGAGCCTTCCTGATCGTCAGCCAGAGCGTCGAAGTTCTCGGACTGCAGGGTGTTCCATTCCCGCCATTCGCGGCCGTAGCCGTCGGCGAAGATCGGAACGACGGTGCCGGCGTAGTTGTAGACCGTCTTGTCCATGGCGACCGGCACCTGGCCCGACAGCGAGCGGAACACCGGGTTGGCGGTGTCCGAGGCGGTGCGGGTCATGTGGACCAGCTTGCCGATGTTCACCGGCTTGGCCAGCGGCATCAGGTCAGCCATGAAGACGCTGCCGCCATCGTCCCGCATGACGCGGGTGGTGATGGTGTCCAGCTCTAGCCAGGCGTCGCGCGGCAGGACGGCCGAGGCGTTGGTGACGCCCGACATCTCGCCGTAGAGGGCGGCATGCTGGTCTTCGACCCGGTGGAAGTGTTCGCGCGCCACGCTCAACTCGCCCCACCATTGCTGGTGCGGGCGGGAGTTGGCGACGAGCTGTTCGTCGAAATAGCGCATGTTCGCCCTCCTTAGGCGGCGACCACGTTCCGGCCGGCTTTGCGCGCACGCACAAGCTGGTCAGAACCGGTGTTGTTGTTGAAGGCCTCTTCGGCGACGAAGGCGACGTTCTGGCCCGTGGTGGCGAGCACGAACTTGCCGGCCGCGCTGGTGGTCAGTTCGGTGCCACGAGCGACGTTGGTGCCGGTCGGGACGCGGATGTTGAAGAACTGCTCATCCAGCGCTTCCATGCCGATGACGGTGTCACCTGCGGGCCAAGCGTCGTCAGTGCCCTTCAGCGCCAGGTAGTTATCCTGAGCGATGTAGAGCTTGTCGCCGCTGTTGGCGCCCGCGATGGCGAAGGCCGAACCGGACTCCACCAGAGCGATGCCCGGCAGGACCGCAGCAGCGCAGATGCGCTCCTGGACCTGGGGCGTGACCTCGGTGACGGGGCCAGCGTAGATCTTGTTGAAGCGGGGCATGTGCTTAGGCCTCCGTCTTCTGAGCGGCCGGGGCCTTAAACGCGGGCTTGCCGCCATTGGCGCTCGGCAGCTTGAAGCCGCTGTTCGCGATCGGCGCAGCCTTGCCGGGCTCGGCCTTAGGGGCCAGCTTGCGAAGGGCGTTGAGCGTCAGCTCCTTCGCCGTGTCTTCGTCCAGCAGGTTGGCCTTGACCACCTTGCCCACCAGATCGGCGTGCTCGGCGTCGTCCTTGGCCTTCTGATCGGCTGCGTTCGCCGTCAGTTGATCGGTGACGGGCTTCAGCGCGTTGGCGACGGCCTCGGCGACCGAAGTGCCGATGCTTGCGCCAATGTTCGCAACGCTTTCCGAGAGGGTCTTCACCTCGCCGGACAGCGCATCGAACTGTTCTTTCGAGACAGTCATGTCAGCGTCCTTGTTTTGCTGCTCAGAGGGGACCCGCTCGGAGCCTTTCAGGGCTTCGATGAGGGCGGTTTTGATGCGCTCCAGCCACGACGCACGTTCGCGCCGGTCCAGAGCTTGGGCGAGGTGATCCAGCGCCCAATCGACCCCACGCTCAGCATCCTCGGTGAGGGTGCTGTTGATGACGTCGATCTCTTTGCCCGCCGAGTTGACCATCATGCCGACGCCCTGGTCGGGAGTGGCGGCGCCGTCTTCGTCCAGAAGGATGGCGTCGTGGTCGAACTCGATGTCGCGAGCGGTGAACTTGTAGGGAACGTCGCCGTTTGCGGCGTCCATGATGGCCAGCAGGCCCGTCGAGGTGTGGACCGGGTCGCCGGCGTCGATGGCCGCCAGCACGCGCTTGCCGCCCTCGGACTGGTTGGCGCGCTCGACGTCGATCACCTTGTCCAGCAAGACGCGGCCGCCCTCTTGGCGCACGTTTTCGTTCCAGGCGCCGATCCATCCCTGGTTCAGGCCTTCGGGGTCGCGGGCCGAGAGGAACTTGCCGTTGACCGAAGGGTGACCCAGCGGAGCAGGTGTGCGCTCCAGGGTCTTGAACGACTTAGCGATCTCGGCGGCCGGATAGAGTATGTCGTTCATCACGACGTCGTCGGGCAGGGTCGCGGAGGGGACGATGATCACGTCGCGACCGTTGCGTTTCTCGCGCTTGATAGCCGCCGAGTTGGCCAGGGTGCGGATGTTGACGCGGACCTGATCACCGGCCGTCAGGCCCTTGTTGACCAGGAAGGCGCGCGTCGGCGCTGCGGGCTGATGCACGCGGGCCTCCTTCGATTGTGGGTGGGTCAGGCGGCCGGAGCCGGCTCGTCTTCGATCTCAGGCAGGCCTAGGGCTTAATGGCCCGTTGCCTCGCAGCTCGGCGGTCGCGTTTTGCTTTAGCGAGGGAGTCTTGATGTTCGGCCCATGCGAGTAGGGCGTCGCCAAGTTCTCGCGCTTGTTTTGGCGTCAGGTGCTGGTGTCCGCTCTCGGGTGCGCTCGCGAAGGCGCTGCGAACATGCACCTGAGCGCTGTCGCCGGAGATGTGCAACGTCAGCCTGCTGCCATGATTTTCGAAGTCCACCTTGATCATTTCAACCAGCTCCACGTCGCGCCCGATGAGATCATGCTGATCGTTGAACGCTCAACGCCATAACGATCAGCGATGGTTTGATGCGTCATGGTCCCGAGGAGACTTCGTATCGCCTGCACATCGGCTTCTGTCAGTCGCGAGTTCGCATGTGCGGACCCGACTATAAGCGTGCCATGCGCCGTCTTGTCGGCTTCGTTCTCTTGCTTCGTCTTCCAACGGAGATGATTAGGAGCAACGCAACCACCACGTCCCTGTCCGCAGGTGTGCGCGGCCTCATGTTCTGGCGTCGGGGGCGCGCCATGCGCTAGCTCACAGATTGCGCGATATGCTCGACTAGTGGTGAGGCCAGGATAACGACCCTGCGCATACCCATCCTTGTGGCGCCCGAAGGGCCAGATCAGGCAGTCGTTGCCGGTGTGGCGCAGGGCGACCGCGTCGATCCAGCGGCGAAGCTCCCCCTGAGCCGTCCCCCCCGCTTCAGGATCGCCATGCTTTTTGAACCGCCTGTAGTGCCGTTCGCAGTAAGTTTGGGCCAGGTGAGGCTTGTCGCAGCCCGCAACAGAGCATATCGCTCGGGAAGCCATGTTCGACCCTCCAATGGTCGTTGTGGTTAGAGCCGTCGCGGTGTTTCCAGCACCTCGGCGGCTCGCCTAGTTTAGGCTTCCTCCGGCTCTTCCTCAACAGGTTTACCGCCAAGAGCGTCCTGTTCTTCAGTGTCGTCAGCAGGCTCCCGATACTTGTCGGACTCTTCCAGCGGCTCGAAACCGGTGACACTGCGCAGTTCCTCGGGCGTGTAAATGAACTCGCCGGTGTCGCGCATCTTGACGTTGATGTCCGCCATCTTGTCGGCGAGCGCGACTTTGTCGGCCATGCTTGCCTCTCCAAGCCCAGCCCAATCGAGGTTCCAATCCTTGTCGGCGAGGATGCCGAAGCGGACCAGGCGGCGGACGAGGTCCATGATGTTCGGGATGACGATGCCGGTGCGACGCGACATCACGGTCTTGTTCCACTCTGCGGCGTCTTCGGTGCTGGCCCGCTCGCCAGACTGCGACCCGACCAGGATCTTCAGCGGCATCGAGATCGAGGCGGCGTAGGACTGAAGCGGCGCGGCCCAGAAGTGCTCGGGCGAGGGCAGGGAGACCTGCATGGGCGTGGCGGTGATGCCCTGCATCAACAGCGAGGCGTCGAAGCCCGCGTTGAAGTCCTTCACCTGCTCTTCCATCTTGTCGACGACTTCGGACACCTCGACGTTCATGACTTGGGCCATGCTCGTGATGTTGGCGTCCTTGTCGATTTGCAGGCTGAGGCCGGACTTGGCGTTCTTCCAGAAGCCCTCGCCGCCGGCGCCGCTGATCTTCTCCAGTGTCAGCAGGTCGTTGTAGCCCGGCGCCAGGAACGACCGGCCGTTGACCGATCCATCCTTGGACCAGATCACGACCCGGTCGGGGTGGACGTTGAATTGCCGGGGCTGGGAGGTGGAGCGATCGACGGCCGCCTCGTGGAAGGCGAACATCTTGGGCTTGCCGTAGGTCTTGGCGTCTTTCTGGTCGGTGTGCCACTCGCTGATGGTCAACTGGCCTTCCCAGGCTGGGATGATCTCGACCAAACCCTCAAGGCCGCCGTTGACCCGCGTGACAGGCTGCTCGAACGCCCTGTCGTCTGCGAGCTGGAGGATGACGCCTGCATAGGCTCCGACGAGGCCGCGCCGATCCGCCTCGGCGAGTTGCTGCCAAACGCGCAGTTCGGCGAAGCGCTTGCGGATTTCACCTTCGAGCTTGGTCTCTGGGGTGTCGTCGCCGTTGTCGCGGGCGAACTCCTGAAGCCAGGGCGCGTCCTGCCAGGTCTTGGCTACCGTCTTGTCTACCCCGGCGCTGCCGAGGCCGGTGCGGGTGTAGGCGTGATAGGCCAGTTCGAACGTGACCTCAGCCGGATAGCCGAAGTCCTTGTAATGATCGTGCTTCGCCGTTCCGAAGAAGCCGGGGAACATGCCCTGCAGGGTGCGGGTCGCCCGGTTTACGAGCATGTGACGCGCGCTCATCCGCGGTGCCGGCTCTTCAGGAACATGGCGACGGTCGATTGCGGTTCGACCTTCAGGTTGGTCACGGCCCAGACCAGCGCATCCATGCGGTTCGGCGAGAGGTCGCCCTGATAGCCGGCCGGGGTGGTCATCAGCATCTCGGCCTCCATCAGCGGAAACTGCTCGCGGTGCCTGATCCGCTTCTGATCGTAGAGGGCGGCGACGGGTTCGGCTCGGACCTGCTTGCCCCGGCTAGCTGACACCATGACGACGCGCGCTTTGACGCCGCCGGCGCGAAGCGTGCTCTCCACCATGTCGCCGCCGAAGTTCTTCTCGGCGACCACGCAGTCCGCTTTCCAGCGATCAACGCACTTTGCGACAGCCGTAGCCCAGGCCATCGGCGAGGTGGCGGGGCAGGTGGCGTCTTCCAGAATGATGGCGCCGTCGCCGTATTCGGCTGCGACCACGATGCCGACGTCATCGCCGCCGCCTGAGGGGTCAACGCCAACGACGACGCGGCCCCAATCGCCCTCAGATGCGTTCCTGCCCTCACGCCACGCCTCGTCCAGCGCCTCTCGGTTCCAGATTGCGCCCTGCACTGACGGCATATACGCGCCGAGCCATATCCAGGCGGCACGCAGCTTGTCCTTCAGGAAGTCCAACTCCATCAGCTCGCGTAGAGCGTCAGGGAAGAACGGGTTCTGGTCGAAGTTGATCTTGCGGACGATGGCGCGCTTGGGCTTCACCGGGCCGCGGAAGAACAGGTCGATTGGGTCGGTCGCCAGGCGCGGGTTCCAGATCGCCCACAGCTCAGAGATCACAGTGCGAAGGACGGTCGGGATCAGCACGTCCAGCGACGCCTGCTTAACCTCCTGGGCCTCTTCCAGGATGGTCAGGCCGGCGCCTTCCAGCGACTTGATGCCCTCGGGCTTGCCGCCCTTCCAGAGACCGATGAACATGATCTTCTGACCGCCGAGGCCGACGAACGTTCCGTCCACCTCGCGAAAGTAGGTGCCGAGCAGGCCGAAGTGCTGGAGACGGGTGCGGACCAGCTCCAGCGACGACTCCTTCAGGTTCGCCATGACCTCCCGCAGGAAGACAACGCGGAGCCGAACCGTCGTGACGGTGTGAAAGATCGCGGCATCCACGACGGACCAGGACTTCGCCGAGCCACGGCCGCCGTGCGCGGCACGGAACGTGTATGACCCAAGCGGCCGGTCGGTCAGATACCGAAAGGCCGGGATAGGGTCATAGATCACTCGCCGGTCTCGTAGTCCTCGTCGCTCTGCGTAGGCGCGGGACCGGATGGGCTGGTGACGTAGGTGACCGTCAGCGAGCCGGCGAAAGCAGCGTCCATGTCCACGGCCTGTCGGGGCTTGCCGTAGCCTCTATCGAGGATGGCCGATGCCGCAGAGACGCGCGCAGCTGGCGCGGCCTTGGAGTTGTTCGCCACCGCGATCAGGACTTCCAGCGCCTTCTCAGCGTGACCCTTCGCCATCTCGGCGATGTCGCGCTTGGCCTGGGACACCTGACCTGGTTTTCGGCCCGCGCCGGGGCGAGCGCCGCCGCGTTGGGCCATGGTTTGATTCCGTTGATTGTTTTTCAGGCCGTTTCACCACCAGCCAGCCATTGCCGAAGCGCCGCACATGGAGAGGTTTAGGGCACGAAAAAGCCCCGGCCGTTGCGGGTCGGGGCTGATCGGGCGCGTCTTGCGCTCTTGGCGTGTGTCCGCGATTACCGTTCCGGTGTCAATCGCCTTGTTTGGCTACCACCTCACGGCGCTGCTCTCTCCCAGGCTGCACGACGTAAAGTCTCGCTGGAGGCAAGACGGCTAGAACACCGCCGTCAACAATGCCTTCCCCGGTATCGAAATCGAGCTGAACGTACTTCTTGGTGCCAAAGCGATTGTACGTGACGGCCAAGCCGACACGCCCGTCGCCGGTAATGAAGAAGCCTTCGACGAATGATTTTCGTTGAGGGAGAAGATCGAACGAATAATTATCGGCTGGGTCGAACTCTCGCTCACCTACGATTTGCGTCAGCGTCGTGTGGACGTCTGAGAGATCGATCACATAGGGCGGTCGAGGGTCGGACTCGCCTCCGTCATCGAATACAGCAACGAGCATTTCGCGCTCGTCCGAGAACGCTAGCCCGATGATGTGCCGCGTACCGTACATAGCGGAAATCAGCATGCCCGGTTTCACGTCGTCATACTTGAGCGGCAGGGCGAAGCCGTAGGTGCGTGTGGTCATGATCACTCCAATCCGAAGGTGATAGCGCACGCGTCCAGCGCGAAAATCAAGTCCTCGCGGATGCGCGCCTTCACGGACCCGCTGCTAGTCATGTCGCCCAGGTTCGCCCCCTTTCCCGCGATCTCCACCAGCGCATGGATCGCGCGCATGGCGGGATGATTTGCCGGCAGCCTGGGCAGTGCCCGCCGCTCGGTCTCCGTCGGCGCATCGACGCCGCAGATCATGAGGTGGATGCCGAAGACCCGTTCCTCGATCTCCCGTCGCTTGTGGTCCCAGCCGTCGCCGCCGCGGACGACGTTCAGCTTCTCCGGGTCCAGCTGGGGCGGGGTAAGCATCTTCTCCGGGTCGATCCGCTCATAGTCGGCGCGGTAGAGCAGACCGGCGGCGTGCTGGGTCCGGCTGATGGAGTTGGCGGTCAGCAGGGTTTCCAGACCATCGCGGGCGATGCGCGGCGCACCGACGGCGCCCTCGACGTTGGACTTGTCGATGACGATGCCGCGCAGGGCTTCAAGGCCACGGCGCTCTTCCAGGGCGTCACCGACATTGTCCGCCAGTACCTTCGCGCCCAGCTCAGCGTCCAGCAGTTCCAGCGCACGGTGACCGGCGCGGCGGGTCTCCAAGCTCTCGCTCGCCAGATCGTCCTGGGCCTTGGCAAACCGATAGGCTTGGCCCTGGGTCAACCGGACACCCCGGATCGTCACCGGCGCCGCGTTGTCGTTGACCGCTGCGGGGTGGTTGTCGTTGGCCCCGATCATCCGGGGCGAGGACGGCTTGGCGTATCGGCCCTTGCGGAGCTTCGCCTTGGCTTTGGATTGCTTGCTCACGCGGCTGCGCCTTTTCGATCCGGGCCGGCATCATTGGCCGCTGAGAGGTGCATGTCGGCATCCAACAACGACGCGGCGGCGTCTCTCAAACACTGAACGGCGGGGTGTTTTCGGGGCAGTTGTTCGGCTTGGTTGATCAGCCCATCAGCGAGAACGCGGTATGTGCCGTCGTTGGCGATAGTCATGCGACCTTCTCCGTCTCGATGAACTGCCTCGCATCCGTTGAGAACGACATCAGCACTTCACCAGGCTTTCCAATGGTTTCGTGATATCGGCTCTTCTGAACCTTGATCAGCGTGGTCTCCTCCGTCTCACGATGGACGATCACACCCAAGTCGCATTTGTTGTACCAGTTCGCCGAGCCCGCGATGTCGTAGAGGGTTGGCATCTTGTACTTGCCGTCGCTGTCTTTCACCGACTTGGTCGGGTGAGCGATGACGCAGATGTGGACGCGAAAAGCCTTAGCGAACCGCTTCAGCGCCCGGATCGCCCGGCCCGTGTATTCGGTCTCCGTCTCTCCATGCTTTCGGCTGTGCTCCAGCTCGTTCCACGGGTCGATCATGATAATGCTGGCTCCGTAGCGAACGACCGAGGCCTCCATCTTGTCGAGGAGCCATTCCAGGTCGGCATCCTCGTCCTCGCTGGGGACGATGAAGACGTGGCGCTCGTCGATCCAGCGATCGGCCGCATCGATCTGCTGCGGGTCGGCCCGATAGTCGGGGAAGCCGATGAACCATGAGCGGAGGTTCCGCTTGTGGTCGCGCTGAGGCTCCTGTTCGAATGAAGCCCAGGCGATGGTTAAGTCGTTGTCCTGGGCGATCCCGCACATCACGTCGTTGGCGAAGCTGGTCTTGCCGAAACCTGGCGTGCCGGTGATGACCGAGAAGTCGCCCAGCCGGACTTTGAAGTTGTGCCGGAAGTTGGCGAAGCGGCTTGGTCGCGGCTCGTAGATCACCTGCTTGGGGAGCGGCGGCAGTTCGCTCATCCGGTGGACGCCCTCAACCTTGATCCATTGCGCGCGGTTCAGGGTCTCGATGACGCCCTTCTGACCATAGTCCTGGAGCACCTCGTTCAGGTCTTTCAGACGTGGCCGGCCGCGTGCCTCTGGGTCGCGGGCCTTGGGATAGGTCACGAACTTGCACCGGAACCGGCCTAGCTGGATCGACAGATCTTGCAGAAGGGCGGCGCCGTTGTCGTCACCATCCGTGGCCAAAATCACCTCTGGCACGGCCTCGCGCGACAGGAAGGGCTTTAGGTCGCGTAGCCAGTCGTATTTGGCGCTTGCTTCCAGATCCTCAGCGGATCGCTCGCCAGGAGGCGGGGCACCATCAGGGACGCTGATCGTGCGCAGGAATCCGCACTGGATCGCCGTGGCGGCGTCGATCTCGCCTTCGGTGATGACCAAGGGGCCGGACAGGCTTTGATCCTTCAGCGCGTCCTCGTTCCACGCGATCTTGGTGCCGCCCTTGGGTTCCTGCCAGTAGCGGGGTGCGCCCTCAGGCACCTCACCCATGCGCTTGAACTTTCGCCGGACGACATCATCGCCACGCCGGAAGTCGATCTGCAGGACTTCACCACCACCTGGCGCGCCGTTCAGGCCGAGGCGCGACGCCAGTTCCACGTCCAGTCCACGGGCGTCCAGCATGTCCATCACGGTCATCGAAAAATCCTTCTTCGTAGGGGCAGTGCCAGCATTTCACGAGAATGACGTCCGACTGGACGGTGACGTGAAGGCACGGGTCTTTCTTCTTTTTCCGGTTGGCTGAGCACTTCGGACAGGTCGTCCGGTAATCCGCACCGTTTCCGGGATTAATGCCCGCCGCTCGGGCCTTGTCGGTCTTATGCGCCATCACACCCACCCGACCCGCTTGGGCTTAGCGTCCTCGTTCCGCCGGCGGGCAACGGCTTCGGCAGCCCTGCTGAGGTAGCTCTGGGGATCCTGGGTGCCGCTCACGGTCGCCTTGGCGAGAGAGGGCAGGAGGTCGCGAGGTTCGAGCTTGTGGAGCGAGATCAGCCGACCGAAGAACGGTCGCGCCTTGGCTTGGGTCATACCGCCCTGGCTGGTTAGGAGGGTGACCGCCTGTCTCCACGCCTCGGCATCGTGATCGATCGACACGACGCGCCGAGCGTCCGAAGATTTATCTTCGGAACCCTTTGTATCTGTCTCTGTCTCTAGCTTGGATTTCGCTAAAGCGTTCGCTTCGTCGTTGTCGTTGTTTCCAATGACTTTTGGCGGCATCATCGGCTTGTTTCGCCCGCCTTTCGCGCCACTCTCAGCGTTTTTTCGCGAACGTTTCGTTTGTTTTTCGAGCTCTTCACGGACGCGGCCGTTGATCAGGGCGGGGCCGTGTTGGGTGTCAATGACCTCGATCTTGCCCGCTGCGATCAGGCGCTCACGGATGATTTTCCACCCCCTGACGGACACCAGCATCTGGCCCGCCAGCATGCGATCTTCATCCGGCACAGGGCCGGCGCGGTCGTACATCATGTCCAAGAGGGTCGTGTAAGCGCCGCGCTCTTCCAGAGGCATGCGCTCCATGCCGTCCAAGGCGTCACGATGATAGCGGGGATGCCACTCCAGCCTGCTCATGCCGCCTTCTCCGTGTCGAAGAGCGGACCGCACTTGATGGCCTCGACGCGCTGGATCGCGGCATCGGCGAAGCGGTTAAGCTGTTCCGCTGCGGCCGGGTTCTGTTTGGCCCGGGCCTTGGCCTCGCGTCGGACCATGCGGGCGTAGTGCAGCTCAAGATCGACGATGTCGCGCCTATTCATCGCGGCCCCCATCGTTGGCAGCCTTGGTCAGATTGGCGAATGCCTGCTCGGCGGCGGCGCGCTGGATCGGGCCGGTGTAGATTGAGACATGGGCGAAGCGACCGAACGTGGAGGCGGCGCCCTCGGCGTCGAGACGGGCGCACAGGGCGTCCTTCACGGCTGAGAGCACGCCCTCGCAATGCAGGACCAGATCGGCGTCGCTGATGCCGGCGATGGCGACGGCGGCGGCCATGCGCGCATCAGTCCTCACCTTGGCGTCACGCGCCTTCTGAGCGGCGGTGCGGCGGTCCTTGTCGATTTGGGTCAGGACGCGGTCGGAAAAGTCACGGCGTTGGGGACGAGACATCAGGCAGCCCACCGACGGTTCGCGCGCTCAAGGTTCTCCTTGGGCTTCGGCTGGGTGATGTCGCGGGCGAAGGCGCGCTGGGCGTGGTCGAGGCAGTAGGAGCACTTCTCGATGCCCTGATAGATCGGGGCGCCACAGGCCATCTGGTCGGCCGCGCGGTCAGGCGTTCCAACGGGCCAGGCGCATTGACCGAAGCTGCGACCGATCATCGGGACCGAGTTGTCGTTCGCCGCGTCGATCGTCCGCTTGATGATCAGGCGGCCGGCGGCGGCTTTCTCGGCGCGCTGCTCGGCGGTGCTGTCGGTCTTGGACTTGGACAGGTCGAAGGGCTGCGAGACGGCCGCCTTCGGCGGCTTGGGAGGCTTCGGCGGGCGAGGGGCCCGAACGGGCTTCACTGCTGATGCCGGACGTCCCCTGCCGAGTGGCGAGGGGCGACCGGGCAGCTTCAAACGATGTGCCTTGCCGATGATTGCCGAACGGGTCCGGTGCGGAAGACACTTTGCAATCTCGCCTGCGCTGAGGCCAAGTCCCCATAGGGTTCGGAGCGTCACTTCGTCCGCTTCGGGCCAATCCGGTGCGGTGTAGGAACTCATTGTGCGGCCCTCCCGGCCGTGAAGTTGAGGGGATCCCAGCGGCCGGCGTCGCGCGGAAAGCGGGTCTTCACGGCGTGGAGCCAGAGACCGAAGGCGTCGGCTTCGTCGGGGACGGCAGGGTTGAAACCGTAGGTGCGGGCGGCGCGGACCATGTCGTCCTTGTCGGCGCGGCCGGAGCCGGTCAGGGCCTTCTTGACGGTGACCGGGTAGACCTCGCAGCACTCGATGGCGGCGCGGACGGCGACCATTTCAGTGATGCCGGCGAGGGCGTGGAGCTTGCGCGTCACATGCGGCGTCGCGCTGGACGCCAGGATGGGCGCTTCGAACAAGAGAAGGCTCGGCCCGACCGCGCGGACCTTCGACGTCAGCCAGTCCTCAAAGGCAATGAGGAAGGAGCCGACATCCTCGCCGGTCTTCGGCAGGCGGATATGACCGATCGCCGGCAGTTCGCCAGTGTCGGGCAATCCGAAACAGAAGCCGGTGCAGGTTGCGAGGTCGAGCGCGAGGTACATCAGGCGGCGCCCTGAACCGCGGCCGCAGCCAGATCGTCGTTGGCGGCCGACTTTTCGAACTTCTCAGCCAGTCGGGTCTGGGCCCGGCGCCAGCCTTGCGAGAAGTCAGGGACGTGGGCGGGCAGCACCCATTCAGGCGGGATCTCGTCTTCGCCGCGCAGGCCCATGGCATAGCCTTGAGCTTCGGCGTCGACGGAATCACGGGCGGCGTCGCCCAGATTGAACAGATCGGGCTGGGTGCCGGCCGGAAGGCCCGCCCAGGTCCGCAGCTTGGCTCGACGTTCTTCCTCGGCCGTCAGGTCGCGGCGGCTGGCTTTGCCGTCGTCCAGAATGGCCTGCAGTTCCTTGCGCGAGAAGCCGTCCGCCTTCGCGGTGCGGAACAGATCGGTCAGGGCTTGGGCCTCGACGTCCAGCGCCGCCTTTGCGACCGCCTTCTTCGCTTCCTGCACACGCAGCTTGTTGATGTGCGACAGGAAGACAGCTTCCTCGTCGCGGTTGGGGATCGACTTGGGTTCGCCGCCGTCAGGGCTGGCGCTCAGCTTCTTGGCCATCTGGCCCTCCATCAAGACCGCTCAACGGGGCGGTCGGTCCCGTTGGTCAGCGCTCTCGCGGGTGCGAGGCGAAGGAGTTGAGGGCAAGCTCGGCCCGAAGTTGAGCGGTGCGGGCGCGGAGGACTGCGACCTCGGCCGCTGCCTGGGCCCGGGTGTCGCCACGGACCTTGGCGGCGCGATATGCATCCTTGGCGTCGGAGACGGCCTGCAACGCGGCGATGGCGCGGCGCTCGCGGAATGGGCGCGTCACGGCCTGGAAGGCGACGTGGGCGCCGTAGAAGATGTCGCCGAGCGTGATCACGACCGCTTCCCTGCAACAGCAACGCAGTGGTGATAGAGCGCCAGCAAGGGGCGCAGGGCGTCCTTGATGTGCGGCAGGGAGGCCGTGGCGTCTCGCTCGCAGAAGCCATCGACATCGGCGGCGCGGCGGATGATCTCGCCAACGGCCTCACCGCTCTCGACCGAGAAGGCGGCGACGTGCGCCTGGAGAGCAGCCTCATCAATCACCCCGGCCGGGACGAAGACGCCGCCAGCCTTGAGCGCGATGTGCTCTGCCAAGGCGACGCCGCCCTTTTCCGCCAGGGTGCAGGCATCAGCGAACGATAGGTTGGTGCGGGCGTTCGCTGCGGCGTCTTCGTCACTGACGGTGTAGGCCCACCACGTCTTGCGCTCGACATGCGCTGCCATCGCGGGAGGTCCGCCGACCTGATCCATGGCACGGCTGATCGCCGACCAGATCGTGCCGGGAGTGCGGGGCTTCATCGGAGAGAAGTTCTGCATCTGTTGCCCTAAAGGCCGGGGTTTCATTCAGGGGTGATCAAAAGCCGCCCTCAGGCGACGGAAGGACTTGGCTGTTCGGGAGAAGGCGATTGGGCTTCAGAGTTCGCGGCGTGAGGATGTGGCTGGGCGACACCGATGCTCGCGAGGACGCGGACTGTTGGCCGCTGCGTGAGATCGTAAGCCTGTGCGGCCTGACGCTCGGCGGCGATCAGCCCTTTGAGGACCGGCAGGAACGAAGGAGCGGCGGCGACGGCAGTCGTCAGGCACCGAGACGCCTCAAGCTGGCGACCTTCTGCGGCGTGGTCACGGAAGAGTACGAGCAGGTCCAGCAGGTCGTGGACCGTGCAGAGCGTTTCGACCAGAAGCGGAGAAGAGGCCGGTGAGGGGGGCACGTCAGGCCGCCTTCTCGGTGGCGGTGTCGTCGTTGGCGGCAGTCAGTGCGATCCGACGGTCGAGAGCGTGAGCGACCTTCCGCAGAGTGCCGAGGCGCGGTTCAACACCGCCCTCGCGCCAGCGCCACCAAGTGGACTGTGCCACCCCAACCTCTGCGAGGATGGACGCCATAGTCAGGCCGGCGCCCTTGGCGCGTTGCTCGACTTCGATCACTTCGGGAGCGGGGCTTTGCATGCCGCGGAGAATGTGCAGGAATGCACGGTAAGTCAATGCCGAAATGCACAGTCCATAGAGGACGCGCATGTGCACAATCGCGCAATGGCCGATACAACCGACGATGCCCGTGCTTTTCTCACCCGAGCTTTGGAAGTCTCGGGCCTGAAACCCTTTGCGTTAGCCAAGCGGGCAGGCGTCGCGCCGACTACGATCACGCGTCCGCTGAATGATCCCGATTTCAAGTTCACGCCCAAGCCAGCCACGTTGCGAAAGATTGCCGAGGCGGCCGGGCTGGAGCTTCCACAGGCGCTCGCGGTCGCGCCCGCGTCGGCTCCAACATTCAACGAGTTGCCGGTCATTGGCCCCGTGCAGGCCGGGGCTTGGCTGATGCTCGACGAGACGCCGCAAGACGAACCGATCCTCGTTTCGGCCATGGTCGATCGCCGCTACCCCCACGCCCGCCAGTGGCTGCGCGAGGTGCGGGGAGATTCAATGAATGCTCGCGGCATCACCCCTGGCGACTTGGCTCACATCGTTGACGTGACGGACGCTGGCGTGAACTTGAACAGCGGCATGATCGTCGAGGTGACGCGTACGCGTGACGGCGGATCATTGCGCGAGATCACGCTGAAAGAGGTCGAGATTGGCCCCGAAGGCATGAGGTTGTGGCCACGATCCACGAACCCGCGCTGGGTAGACCCTCTTGTGCTGGACGACGGCAACAGCGGTGAAGTGGAGGTCCAAATCACCGGCCTGCTCCTGCAAGCAATCAAGAGGTTTCTCTAAATCTCAGCGCTTGCCGGCTGCGTCGAGGATTGACCGCTCAAGCGTCCCCAGGCTGGCACACTCCGTCGAGCCGACGCTGCCATCCCAAGCGCTCATCCGGGATTGACGGTATCTGGCGTTGACTGTCGCGTTCACGCCCGTCGCCGTCTCACGCACGAAGACATTCAGGTCCGCTGCGCCTCCTACTGGAGCCGCGAGAGCTGCGGCGCCACAGTCGGCATAGCCTCCCAGATCATTCCCCCGAGCAAACATCCGCTCGGCGTAAATGATGCCGCTGTCCTTCTCGATGGTCTTTATGGCGATGTTGCTGGTCGCGAAATACTCGACCAGGTTTGCCCACACCTCGTTTTTGGTGAGCGGGATCGCTCGACTGTTCTCAATCGGGATCACGGCTGGCGCCGTAACGCAGGCCGACAGGCTGGACACCAGAGCGGCAGCTATAACGAGCTTTTTCATTTCGATCTCAGCGATGGATGGGCGCGCCGCCCTGAAGGCTGGCTCGCTGTTGTTGCGCTAGGGCGCGAATGTCGATGTCGGACGGGCAGGTGAAGCTAGTCTCCCATGTGCCTGCCGATAGCATCGAAGCCGGGCCGGCCATGCAGCCGACGGGATCAAGAAACGTCTGAGCGGCGATCTTGATGAGCTGTGGTCCGTCGCTGTTCGAGGTCTGCGAGATCCGACGCTGAAGCATGAGCGTGTTCTCCGAGGGATGGATGTAGACGGAGAAGGCTGCCGGTCCCATGCGAACAACAGCGTCTGAAAGCTCCGTCCCATAGGAGAGCATGCGGCCTGTTCCTGCGCACGCCGTCAGCGTTGACGCCATAAGCGCCGCCAAAATCACCTTTTTCATCACAACCCTCCCTTGCTCTTGATCACCGTAGTGGAAGGCCGCGCGCAAAAAACTGTGCATTTGTGCATTGACAGATAACGTGCAGGAATGCACAGTCTCTCCACAAACACGGAGTGACCCATGTCAGCCCAACCCGCCACCCTCGACCGATCCGCCGCGCTTGAAACCGCGCGCTCGTTGATCGGTCACGCCTACGTCTCGTCGCCGGTCCAAGTTGACTGCTTCAACGGCTGGACCTTCATCGCCCAATGCTTCGGCGGCCGGGCTCCGTCGTTCGTGCCGGGCTGGGGCCCGCGCGATCGCTGGATGGCCATGGGCCAGTTCTTCAACCGCGGCATGAAGCTGACGACCCTCGCTGCGGCTCAGCCCGGCGACGTGCTGGTCTTCGACATGGGCCGCGACGGCTTCCATGCCGGCGTTGTGTCCGAGACGGGCGGCGCCGAACCCAAGATGATCTCCTGCCAGTTCGGCAAGGCGGCGTCGCAATGCTGGCTGGGCCGGTTCTGGACCGATCGTCTGGTTGGCGTCTTCACCTATGCGGACGCTGCGGTTCCGGCTGTGAATGACAACGTCGAAGTCGGGGAGGCGGCCTGAGATGCGCCCGATCTCCGCAATCCTTCCCTGCGTGCTGGCGAACATCGCCGCCGCCGCTGATCTGGACCCGAGCGCGGTCCCGTTCACCCAGCGTCCGCTCTTCATCGTCGAGGGGCCGAAGGTTCTGGACCGCCGCACCCGCCGCTGGATGACGGTCGATCAGGCCACGCAAGAGCTGATGCGCCTGGCCTCCGAAATGGCGGTCGCCGAAGACCCTGGCCTGATCATCCCAGTTTCCAATGCGCTGGCATGGGCGATCCGCGACGCGCGGGAGGCCGAGAACGATCCGCTGCCGCCGGCTGCAATGGCGAGGGCTGCCTGATGGACATCGACAAGTTCTCAGTCCGCATGGGCGCCGCGATCATCTGGATGTCGGTCCTTACGCCGTTGAACAGCGCGCTCGAGGCTTACATCGCAGCCGACTGGTTCAAGCTCTTCTGGATGGCGTTTGCCGTCCTCGGCGCGATCTCCATCGGCGTCAAAGTCTGGAGGGCTGCGTGATGGACGCCATCCTTTGCCCCGGCATCGGCCGCCCGTTCGCTGTCGCCCTAGTAGGCCCCAACGGCGAGTTCACCCGGATCTCCGAGCATGACTGCCCGGCTTCGGCCATCGCCGCCCGCAACGCCGCCAACCGCGCGGCAGAGGACGCGGTGAAGGCCCTGCGTCTGGTGCTGGCATGACCGACCGTCCGCACCCTCTGGGCCTGACCTCGCACCCGGCCTGGGACGCCGCTGAGCGCAAGCTGCTCCAGCTTCGCGCCGCCCGCCGTCGCCTGCTGTTTCCCGCCCGTCGGCCGCTTCTGGCCCAACTCAAGTCCTGGCTGACCGAGTTCGTCGCCTGAACGCCCTCCAAATCCTCGTCGCGGCCGTGGGCCTGCTGGCGATCTTCTCAATCCCGCTTCGGAGGAAGCCGTGAACGACCACCCTTTGACTGAACATCCCGTCGAGCAGCCCATCCGCGCCATCGACATCGACTCAATTCCTGGCGTTGAGGCGTCCTACGTCGTCGGACGGAACGGCGTCACCCGCATCGAGGCCTGCATCAAGCCGGGCGTCTACTCGAACATCCCGTACGTCCGCGTCTGGAAGGGCGAGGTCTGCGAGGCCGAGTTCTGCCAGCACAACATCGTTGGCGTCTACTTCGATCAAGGAGAGGGCGCATGACCCTGCACAATCCCCTCGCGCTCCCCGCCAACGGCAAGGTCAGCCAGCCTGGCTGCTATGCCATTCCCATCGAGGCCTATCACTCGGACATCTGCGTCGGCCCGTCGGTGTCGTCGTCTGGTCTGCGCACCATCTGGGCCGAAAGCCCGGCGCATTTCTGGGCCCATTCGCCGCTGAACCCGAAGCGGCTGCCGCAAGAGGACCGCCCCGCGTTCGCCGTCGGCCGCCTGGCGCACAAGCTGCTGCTGGAGGGCCGGGAAGGGCTGGAACAGGACTTCGCAATCCGGCCCGACGAATGGACGGACTGGCGCACCAAGGACGCAAAGGTTTGGCGCGACCTGCAGATCGGCATGGGCCGCACCGTCATCACACCCGATGATCTGGTGACCGTCACCGGCATGGCCGAAAGCCTGGGTCGCCACCCCGTGGTCAAGGCGGGCATTCTCGACGGCCATGTTGAGCGCTCGCTGATCTGGAAGGACGAAGAGACGGGCATCTGGCTCAAGAGCCGTCCCGACGTGATCCCGAACAGTTCCGGCGACTATGCCGACCTGAAGACAACCGTCAGCGTCGCGACCAAGGCGCTGGAGCAGTCGCTGTCGTCCTACGACTACCCCATGCAGGGCGCGTTGGTCGGCATGGCTTCCGAGGCCGTGCTCGGCATCCCCATGCAGTCTTTCACTCTGGTCTGGGTCGAGAAGACGGCGCCGTTCTGCGTCCGCGTCACCACCCTGACGCCCGACGACCTGGAACGGGGCCGCATGCAGGTCCGGTCAGCGCTGCGCACGATGGCCCGATGCCTGGACAGCGGCGAGTGGCCCGGCCCCGGCGCCCAGCATGACGCCGAATACCTCTCCCTCCCGGCCTACGCCGCCAAGCGGATCGACGAAGAACTCGAGATCCAGGCCGCCAGCGCCAACGACAACCACGCCCAGCACGAGGCCGCCTAGACCATGAACCAGCAAGTCGCCACACGCCCCGCGCAACCGAAGCCGCCGATGATGGCGGGCGGGCAGGTCGCCGCCCTGGTCCCGCAATCGCTGGACGAGGCCTTCCGCGTCGCCACCGCCATCGCGGCGTCAGGTCTGGCCCCCAAGGGCGTCGACACCACGGAGAAGGTGCTGGTCGCCATCATGGCCGGCGCCGAACTCGGCTTCGCTCCCTTCCAGGCCATGCAGTCGTTCGCCGTCATCAACGGCAAGCCCAACATCTGGGGCGACGCCCTGCCGGCCCTGCTGTGGTCGCGCGGTTTCGAGATCGACGAATGGTTCGACGACGACAACCAACCCACGAAGGCGTTCTGCAAGATCACGCGTCCGGGCGGGAAAGAGATCGAACGGTCGTTCTCCGTTGCCCAGGCGAAGCAGGCGGGACTGCTGGGCAAGCAAGGGCCTTGGCAGCAGTATCAGAGCCGGATGCTTCAGATGCGGGCCCGCGCCTTTGCCGCCCGCGATGGAGCCTCCGACGTGCTGCGCGGCATGCTCGTCGCCGAAGAGGTGCAGGACTATCAGCCGATCACGGCCCGGCGAGTCCCGTCGGAAGGCCCAGGCCTCGCAGCTCGGCTGACCGCCCCAAAGACCGACGCGGCGACCGAAGGCTTCAACTCCCTGCACGGCTCGCCCGTGGACGACGACCATATCCCCGATTTCGAGGCGGACCCCTCCGACGCCTCGGAACAGCCCGCGTCCAATGGTGCCTCCGACCAGACCGACGCGGGCGAACCCTTCCCCGGTGACCTCCCCATCACTGGAGAAGGCGAGACAGCCAAGCCCCCCGAAGCCAACGCCGTTGAAGGGACGGGCTCGGCTGTCGACGTCATCGCTTGGGCTGACAAGCTGATCGACGACCTGCCGTTCATGCGGCCCGAGCAGATCGCGCATCTGGAGCAGGACCGGAAGGAACTGGCCAAGTTCGCCATCCTGAAGGCCACCGACCTCAGCAAGGCAAAGGCGCTCGAAGCCGCCATCAATGCTGCGAAGGAGGGCTGAGCATGGTCGTTCTTCGCGTCATCGACTTCGAAACGACGGGTATGGAGCCGCCGGCCGCTGAAGTGGTCGAGGTCGGCTACTGCGATCTCATCGCCACCGAGGGCGGCAACTGGACCGTGGGCGCTCCGGTGTCTTGGCTGTGCGGCGTCGGCGCCATCCCGCCCGAGACCCGCGCTGTCCACCACATCAGCATGGCCGATGTCGCGGGTCTGCCGACGTTCGCCGAGACGCGGGCCCAGCTGTTCGCCAGCGTCCCGGTGCTGACCGGCGTCGTCGCCCATAACCTCGACTTCGAGAACCGCTTCCTCGGCGACCACGGGGCGCACTCGATCTGCACGCTGAAGGCTGCGCTTCGGATCTGGCCCGACGCTCCGGCTCATTCGAATGGCGTCCTGCGCTATTGGCTGGAAGATCGCGGCTTGCTGGCCCTGGACCACGACACGGCCATGCCGCCGCACCGCGCCGGGCCTGACGCCTATGTCACCGCCCACATCCTCAAGGCGCTCTTCGCCGCCGGCGCCACCGGTCAGGATCTGGTCGCCTGGACGAAAGAACCGCGCGTTCTGCCGACGTGCCCGATCGGCAAGTTCCGGGGCAAGCCATGGCCCGAGGTCGATGCCGGGTTCCTGTCGTGGATGCTGGTCCAGCCGAGCATGGAAGCGGACCTGAAGTGGAACGCCCAGCGCGAGCTTGATCGGAGGGCGGGACGATGAGGCCTGACGTCTCTCTGATCGCGGCCCCGGATCGCTCGACCGAGAAGCGCGTCCCGCTGACACCGAAGCAACGCGCTCAGCTGGCCTTAGACCAGAATGGCCGGTGCGGCTGCGGCTGCGGCGAACGCCTCGACCACGCCCGCGAAGGCACCATCGACGAACATATCGTCGCTTTGGCCTTGGGCGGCTCCAACGACCTGTCTAACCGGGCGATCTGGCGCAAGCCGTGCTCTGCGGTGAAGACCGCCAAGGACATGGCCTTCATCGCTCGGGCCAAGCGCCGGGCCGGCGAGACCTGCCAGGGAGAACCCGCACGAAAACTGAAGGGCAGGGGCTTCGGCTCCGTCTCCCGCGGCTTCGACGGCAAGATCAAGCTGACGAAGAAGGCCGCTCGGACCCAGGCTGCGAACGACGGCGCCGCCTCTTCCTCCAACAGGGAGGGCTAGAGGATGGGCGCTGCATCTGCACGCGGCTTGTTTCGGGCGACGGGCAAGGCGTCGAAGCCGGTCCCGGTGCGCCTGCTCGACGGCTCGTATGAGAAGGCGGATTCGCTGGAGCGCGAGAAGGACGACTTCTACCCGACGCCGCCCGAGCCGATCCGCGCCCTGCTGCATGCCGAGATCGATCGGCTGCGCGACTTCCCGCTGATCTGGGATGCTTCGGCCGGTGACGGCGCTCTCGTCCGCGAGATGGAGGCTATGGGCCTGTCGGTCGTGGCCTCCGATCTGATCGACCGGGGGATGGGCGCCGAGATCCGCGACTTCTACGATTTCACGTCCGCGCCAGCCCGCGCGTCGGTCCAGAATCCGCCCTTCCAGGAGTGCGGCTGGGGCAACGGCAAGGCCCGCTGGCTGACCCACGCGCTGGACACGCTCGGCCTCGAATACATGGCCCTGCTGCTGAACTGGTCATGGCCAGGTGCCGGCGGCCTCGCGCCCTTCTGGGCCAAGAACCCGCCAGCCCGCGTCTACCTGATGCGCTGGAAGATCGACTTCACCGGGCAGGGTGCCCCGCCCATGCTCAACGCTTGGTTCGTCTGGGACCGTCAGCACCAGGGCGAAACCGTCCTGCGCATGCTGGACCGCAAAGACGCGCGCCAAGGCCAACTCTTCGGAGACGCCGCCTGATGTCTGACCATTCCATCACATCGCCCGCTGAAATCACCGAGGTCGTGAAAGTCGATCTGTTCGGTGACGTTGGAGCCAAACGCTTCGACGAGGCCTTGGACGCGCTCCATCTCTTCGCCCAGGCCACGGGGTGCCTGGCTGGCGGGAGCGTCATCGCTTGGTTTGCGGAGAAGGACCGTGAAGCCCGAGCTCTGGCGCTGGCTGAGCGGGTGATGCCGGGGTGGCATGTCGGTGTTCAACCGTGGTTTCACACCGATCCTGATCGCGTGACGAGCCGCGCCTACCTGATCCGTCCAGACTGGAAGCGCTGGAACCCAACGGGCGACGAGTGGTGCGACCAGCATCACGGTCGGTCGTGCCATACCGCCGCGTTCGCTGTCGTCTCAGCATTGCTCCGCGCCCAATCGGAGGCCCGCATCTGATGGGGGAGAAGCAGGGACAACCCAACAACGCGCGGCTGATCGCTGAACTGCAAGCCGTGACACTCGGCATCCACCTGGTCGGCCTGGATCGACTGCCCGAGGTGATGAATGCGAACCGTCCGAGCGCCACCGGAGAAGACAGCCCCGCAAATGAGGGGGAGGGCGCATGACCCGCTCAGTTGTCAGCCAGATCTTGTCGGTTGCTCAGCAAGTCGGCGAGATCGTCAGCGGTCGCGAGGTCGAGCCCAACTTGCAGGGCGCCGTCGATCTCGGCCGGCTGCCCTGTCCAGAGATCAAACACAGTCCATCCATCGGTGTCCGGTCGGATGCTGAAGCGCGCTGTCATGACCTGATCATAGCACGGCTCGCTCAATCACAGGATTCACGCGCATGACCGCGACCCAAGCCCCCACACCCGGCCCGCTGAGCGGGACACTGACCGATCCGATGGAGCGCATGGTCGCGGAGGCGTTCGAAGCTGCTGGGATTGGCTTCAAAACGAACACCGCCTCCGGACTGGATTTCGCCATCGACGGAGCGCCGGTCTTCGTCGAGGTCAAGCAGTTTCACACCCCGCGCATCGCCGGGCAGATGGCCCGAGTGGATAACGTCGTCGCTATTCAGGGGCGACAGGCGATGTCGTGGTTTTCATCCCTTGTTCGCCGCCTCGCCGCCACCGCTCCGGTCGAAGCGAGCGGGTCGGAGATTGACGAGCGCACCGGGCATCCGACGCGCTATTCGCACCGCCCCCAACCGAGCGGAGAGACGCGGCCGACTGACGAAGAAATCCGCTCAGCCATCAAGGCCACGGAATACAAATACTTTGGCGACTACGAGTTCACCGAGGACCAGCACACCGCTGTCGATATTCTGGTTCGCGCGGCTCAAGTCCTCCTATCCACCAGCCCCCTCGCCTTGGGAGGCCAGCAGGGGGAGGCGTCTGTGCGCGATATGCGGCTAAGCCATTGGGCCGAAGTCGAACCATTCCCCGCCCGAGCCGAGGCCCAGGACGAAGGGGCGGCGGGGGTGCCGGTGGCGTTCGAAATCGTCAGCTACGACATCTATCCGGGCGCTTGCTGGATCGCACCGAGCGCCGCTGACGAATACCGCAAAGAATATGGCTGCACCCTGCGCCCCCTCTACGCCCAC